CTCACATCGAACAAAAAGGTGGAGCGAGGTGGTTAGTAACCTATGAGAATATTACACTTCTATGCGAAGTGGGTGTTCCCACGGTGTCTGAACCTGTCGGTGCCTTCTTCGATGGCTACAGAATTCCTTATGATTTGCATGACAATGATTACTTTGCCAACTTTTTCCGACTGGATGAACTCACGCGTCTGGTAGTTAAGTTGTTTCCTTCTATCAATCCTGTGGAGAATCGTGATTTTCATACCAAGGTTAGGGCTCAAGCAATACGTGCTAAAATCCCAATATGGCCTACGTTTGATTTGGATCTCCACTACTTTGTAAAAGAAAACAGCGAAACCCTTCTGGATCTCGCGGTTACAAACCAAGTACGAGCTACAAGATGGATGGAACGTCGAACAAACCCTGAAGTTCCAAGTTGGAGTGACTCACTTAGAGGTGTCATTAAAATGACCACTCGTTTAACCACTTCCTTCTTGGCAAATACCTATCCGGGTTTTGGAATCTTGAATGCTGTCAGTCACTGCTTGCCCAATACGTTAGAGTATGTGGACAACGTGGAAAATGACAGCATGATTGATCTCGGAATTCGAGGTGGGTTAGTTGTAGCATCTGGTTTGACCTTGGCCCAACCCTTTACTTGGCTAGGAGTTGCTGCCACCGTGGTATCATCGTTTTACAATGAAGCAGCCTATTGGTTGCGATACCCCGATGGAACAACGACTACCCAAAAGTTGCGCCGAGCTTTAGGTTTGAAAAGATCAGGAACCATAGAGTATTGACTGTCATATGAGGAGCCTTATATAGAATCCTCATGTCCTGTCAATTTGATTCCTGATGATCCCTTGCATAACAAATGTGAAATTGAAGCTGAGTATAATCCCTATGAGTGTGAGCCTGAACTCTACACCTCCTATGGTCTGGTAATGCCACGTTGTGACATGGTAATCCCGACCCTTTGTCTCCACTCACAGGAACAATCCCTTCGTGTAAGAATATGTCCTGAACGCGAATTTCTCAAATCTACGGTGTCTCAATTTGTGGCTTATTATAAATTGTCTGTTTGGTCTGATTTTAGTTCTCTGTTACATTTGCCAACAGAGCTAGAAGAATACCTAACAGGCAAACCTTATGGTAAAACCATGAAAGACACCATTCGAGAAATGATCGGGCAAGACATTACCACGGAAGAATGGGTTTGGCTGATTAACGGATTTACAAAATTGGAAACTTACATAGGTAAGAACAGGAAGAATTGGAAGGCTCGCCGAATTGTTGGAAGAAATAGAAACCAGAACCCCTTGGTGGTTGCATCTTGGGGTCCTGCTTGTGATGCTATTTCTAAAGACATGGAGGACGTCTACAGTT